TGCCCACGTCAGGTGGCTGGGAAAACTTCTCTTTCGAAGGCCGTCGACACCTTCATCAAATATACGACACGCCAGTGAAGCGCGTGCTCTTGATGTGCGGGCGGCAGGTAGAGAAGTCTACGCTGCTAGGTAATCGGGCACTTAGCTTTTGCTGCCTGATACCTTCGTACAAAGTTCTGTACGTCTCGCCGTCTATGACGCAAACGAAGACGTTCTCTAATGACCGTGTAAAGGACCCGATTGACACGAGTCCGGTACTGCGCGCGTTCACTGCCACGATGCTATCGCAGAACATCCTGGAGAAGCAGTTTGTAAACCGCTCCAAGATTACTATGCGCTATGCGTACTTGAACGCAGACCGTACTCGCGGTGTACCTGCACACAAGCTGTTGATCGACGAGATGCAGGACATCATCTCCGACAACATCCCTGTTATTGAGCAGTGTCTCTCTCACTCTCCGGAGGAGTTGAAACGGTACGTTTATTCAGGCACGCCTAAGTCGCTAGATAACGTCATCGAGGATTACTGGTCCAACCGTTCAACACAAAACCAGTGGGCGGTGCCGTGCGACTGCGTCATCGGAGAAGCGGGCCGTTACTGGAACATACTGGGCGAAAAGAACATCGGGCGTAAGCACCTTATCTGCGAGCATTGTGGCAAACAGATTTTCTCCATGCACCCCGACGCGCAGTGGGCAGCAGCCACAGCATGGGACCCGAAGCATGCGCCGTTCGAGGGGTTTCGTATCCCGCAGTTGATGGTCCCATGGCTGGACTGGGCCGGGCTGCTTTACAACTTCAACCATTATCCGCGCAATCAATTCTACAACGAGGTACTTGGCATCTCGTTCGACTCTGGCTTTCGTCCGCTGACAAAAGCGGATGTAATGTCGAATTGCCGCGAGCGCGTCCTGATGTCGGAAGTGGACAAGTATCGAACCACGGCGCAGGACCGTGAGATATTTGCCGGCATAGATTGGGGTTGTCATGATGAGGACACCCGCATCTTGACGCGTTCAGGCTTCAAGTATTTTCGCGACCTGGCGCAAGGGGAGGAAGTGGCGCAGTGGGACCCCGACACTCGTGTCATGACTTTCACTAAACCCAGGGCGCTTACCGTACGCGACTGGGATCAACCTCTGCAGCACTACGCTACGAAGGGCGGCATGGACCTGATGGTTACGCACACGCATCGTATGCGCGTCGGCAACCAAGCCGGCGATAACTGGGTGACTGAGCCAGCAGAGAAGACAGCTTTGCGTGGCGGAAACGTGCGTTTCGTTGGGCACGTTGACTGGCAAGGGGAGGAACGTGCCACTTTTACGCTGCCTGGTATTCCTGTGAGCGCAGGCTATGGTGGCTCAGTAGCTACTACGTATCGCATGGACGACTGGCTTGAGCTCTTGGGCTATCTGATCAGTGAAGGCGGGCTTTGCTTTGATGGTGAACGTCCTTCGTGCGTCAAGATGAGCCAGCGGGAGACGGTGAACTATGTCAAGTATCAGAAGATGCAAGACTGTCTGACACGTATGGGAATTCCTCATACGCCTTTCCCGAATCCCAAGACGGGCGATGTCAATTGGACGATTTACGGCAAGCAGTTTTGGTCCTGGTACGCAGAGAACATCGGCACGCGCGGCGACCAGAAACGCATTCCTAGAGAGTTCTTGGAGTTGAGCCAACGTCAGCTTCGCATTTTGAGCCAGGCGCTGTTGGATGGCGACGGCTACGTAGACTCACGCGAGAACACGAACAGTGGTGCGTATTACTCTACGTCCAAGCTACTGTGCGAGGACTTCCAGGAACTCAGCATCCGTCTGGGCTTGCGTTGCACGGTCAGCCTACACAAGCCAGCTGAAGGTAATCGTAAGACACGTTGGCGGGCTCTGTGGTCTACAGGGCGTGACTACCAGTTCAACACTGTGAGCACGCGCGTAAAGTCTGTGCCCTACAAGGGCAAGGTTTATTGCTGCGCAGTGCCCACGGGCTACATTGTCACTGAGCGCAATGGAAAGATTTCGTATCAAGGCAACACAGGCGAGAACAGCTACACAGTACTCACGCTCGGTTGCTACGTCGGTAACAAGTTCCGCGTTTTTTATTGGCATCGCTTCGTAGGGGAGGACACTGAGCCAGAGCGCATGCTCGGCAAGATTGGAGATATTTGTACGGCGTTTAACTGCCGCATCATCGGCACCGACTATGGCGGCGGTCATTACCCAAATGACTTCCTCGTACGCCGTTTCGGCAAAGAGCGCGTGATGAAGTATCAGTATGCTGGTCGCCTCAACGCCAAGGTAAAGTGGGAGCCTAAGTTAAACCGTTGGCTAGTCCATCGCACTGAAGTGATGAGCGCAATGTTCAATGCGATTAAGCGCGGTAACGTTTTTGAGTTCCCGCGCTGGGTTGAGATGAAAGAGCCTTACGCCGCGGACATGACCAACATCTTCAGCGAGTTCAATGAGAAGTTGCGCATGATTCAGTACGGGCATACCGCCGGTAAAACGGACGACGCCTTTCACTCGATGTTGTACTGCTTTCTAGCCTCGATGATTCGACGACCGCGCCCTGACATCATTGCGCCCAACAAGGAGACCAAGGGCCAAGGCATGGTCTCTAACTATTCCGGCAATGTGGACCAAGGTTAGTCGGGCCCAATTTGAATTGGGTACAACTGTCCGATGATCTCGTCGTCTACTGTCTCGGTGAACATTACTTTGGCAGTGTCCGACCCGAGTTTTGTATGCACATAGAAATAGGCAACATGCCGCAAGTGTTTACGCGCGGAGTCTAGGCAGGCAAAGGCGAAGCGCGTGTTCATCTCGGATGCTAACGGCGCGTAGCGCATCAGTTCATTGGCTAGGTCTAGGTATGAGTGCCAAGGAGAGTCGTCAGAGGTGTAGTTCTCCACCACACGCAGGTAGGACTCGTCGATGCTGTGAAAAGTGGTAGCCCATTCCATGATGGCGCCTGTTTGCATGGAGGCTAAGTCGCCCGCCCTGGTATCTCGCACTTTAAGATGCAGCGCATGCACCGAGTCGTCGTCGTAGCTGAGCCTGTTTACCCCCACGCCGAGCAGGTGACAGAGCTTGTCCAGCCTTTGCTGGGTGGACCTTGCTGTGGCCTGGGCTTGCACCGCCAGAGCAGCTATGTCTGGTAGGCTAAGTTGTTGGGTGCGGACGCGGGCCAGCGCATGGACCTCTTCCTCGCGGAACATGTCCGCTTGGCTTGTGCCTATCTTAGTAGGCAGGATTCGTCCATTACGAACTAAGTTGTACAGGTGCCGCAGTGTGACACCTAGTATTTCTGCGGCTTGATGCCTACTGATTAGCCCGTCTGATTGTGGCATGCTGTATGTCCCTAGCTTCCGATTGTAAGCTTTTTCATGGTACTTCTACAGTGTAGCTAAGAAAGGGCTTCAAGACATGAGCAGCGACGCGCCGGTCCAAACTGTACTGCAGCAACGAGAAGCTCGCCCAGTAGCAGGAGAGCACCTCGAGGTGCTAGGCAAAAAAGCCGCCGCTGACTGGTGTAGCGGTAAGGTGGCCTCCTTGAACGCCGCTGTTCTGAGCGCGGTTCAACATGAAATGTTGTCGCCAGAGCAGGTGCGGCGAGTGGTGGAGTTTTGCAATCAAGACGCCTACCTTCAGGAGTTTCGTAAAGAGGGCTCCAACCATCGCGTAGTTCACTTCGACTCTGGCCCGGCAGACCCCGCTCAGGTGATTCAAGATCTGAACGACGGTGGTGGCGGTTCGCGCTTTGACCGCGGCACATTGGACTACTCAATGCCGCCATCGCTCGCGATGAAGGAAGCCTCGTGGCGTAGCCCTGCCACCGTGGGCTTTGACAAAACGGCGTCGGCTAACGAAGCGCCCGCTGCCGAACTACCGCGCTTGGTGAAGCTGCCAAGCTTGCCGAAGACGGCTTCCCCGGCGGAGCGTTATGAGTCGCAGCTTTGGGAGTTGTTCGGCGCCGGTAGTCCTATGGCGATGGCCGAGCCGCTCAGGCCCTTGCAGCAGATGGAGCACAAGCTCGCCGGCGCGGCAGCTCACTTAAGCTCCGAGCTGGACAGCCTGGAGATTGAGTTTGGGCAGGTGACCGACCGCTTGTACGGCGCCGTAAAGCAGGCGGCATTGGAAGGCATTCCGCTTGGCGCCATGATCACCGCCTGGTCCACTGTGTCCGAGGACCCCCTCTACGTGAAGGTGGCCTTCAATCGGCTGACCCCGATGCTTCAGACTGGGCGAGTGTTCGACTCACTTGCCAGTCTTGGTGATTCGCTTTTGAAGACCGCAGGCTTCAACGCCGAGTTTGCTAACAAAGAGCACCCCTTGGTTTCTTGCTACCAAGAGTTCGTGGATACGCTCAACAAGCTGGCTCATATGCGGGTTGTTCACGAGGAGCTGCAGGTTGGTGCGGATGAAGCGCACAAGCTGTTGAAGCAGGCGGCGTCGGGCGGGCTAGTTGGCGCTGCACGAAAAGGCGTTGGCATGGTTAGCTCCGCAATCGATAAGGCTAGCCCTGCGGTGGCTCATGCGCTTGTTGGCGCCAAGGACGGCAAGCAGCTGGCGC